GCCGTCCTCGTCGAGGTACCCGACCTGCCGGAAACTAGCGTCAAGCGCAGACGTCAAAGACGTCGGGAGAGTCGTGCCGAGGGGCGCGAGCGCGACAAAGCCGGAGACGGCAATGCCCACATTGCTGAGACTCAGGACAGGCGCGTCGAGAGGCATGAGGGAATCCCTTTCAGGAGAGGATGATGATGGGTTGAAATGCCTTGCGCGCGATGAGAGAAAGAATCAGGAGGCGACGAACACCATGCTGAACGTCGCATAGAAGTGCGGGCCGTCATCCGGCACCAAACTCGGCGAGAAAACGCACTCGACCGAAACCGGCGAGTCACCCGTCAACAGCGCCGGCCACCCGAGCAGTAGGCCGGTCACCTGCGCCGCGAGATCCCGCGCGGCCTTCCGTTGCGGGCCCCACACGTTGACGCCGACACGAGGCCGGGCCAGGACGCCCGTGGGGCCGCCGTCCCGTCGCAGCGTCACAATGTGCGCCGGGTACGGGACAGTAGCCTCCGTGGGCCGAACATCACCAACGAACGTGCCAACCGGCAGCAATGGCCGCAAATACTCCGCCGCTCGCAACACCACGTCGACCGGCTCGACCGCCGCGGGCTGCCACATCACAGACACCGCGCCAGGTTGCCGGTAGCCGCCTCCACCGCCAGCGCGTGACCCGAGTTCGACCCGACATGCGCGACAACCCGATCAGAGTGCACCTCAGTCCACGCCCGCAACGACGCACGATACTCACCCGTCCGCACCGGCGCGGACGCTACAGCCCGCGCCAACGCCGGCTCCGCCTCACCCATCAAGACCGCCGCCATCTCACCCGACCGAAGCCATGCGCCGATCTCGGCGTGATTCAGCTGCGCCCTAGCCATGAATGATCTCGGCCTTAATCAGGGTGTCCGTTAGGTCCGACTTCGGCGCGTGCCACACCGCCGGCCGCCCCTCGATCCGGCACGTGTCGCCCCGGACCTCCACCCGCCACAGGCGCGACACCGCCACCTCGTGAGTGAACTTGAGGAGGTAGCCAGTGATGACTGCCTGCCGGTCCAGGTCCGCCGGCTCCGTCGACGAGATCGGCTCCACAAGGCACGAGTCGGTTAGCGCGGGCACCGGATCGTCCCAATCGTCAACCTCGGCGGCCGAGTACTCGTCAAGCCTGACCCCGGGACGATAGAAGACGACCGGCTCGGTGCGGAAACTCACCCGAGCCACCCCATCCGGACAGCGTCCGAAGATGACCCGCACAACTCAGCGAGCTGCGCGATCTCCCGGTCAAAAAACATGCCGTACCGGGTCGAGCGGGTATCCACGGTGTAGGAGTGCGACCCGAAGGTCTCCGACTGGAGACCCCCAGACCCGGACTCCGCCCACCGCAAGACCGCGCCCCGGATGATCGCCCGAGCACTCGCCGCGACAGCCTCGGAGACGTCGCCGGCGAGACAGGGTGCGTGCATGGTCGCCGTCGCCATCGCATCCTCGATCATCACCGCTAGCCGCGCGTCGGGGACGCCCGTATCCCAAGCGGCGAAGTCCACCGATGCCAGCACGTCGGCGACCACTTGCGCTACTCCTTCGGGCCGAACCGCTCGCGCAGCTCGTCCCGCGTCAGGCCCTCGACGTCCGCCTCACTCGCACCCGACGCGAGCGCGAACTCACGCCAAGCGACCTGAGAGGCGTTGCCGGCAGGGATCTCCTTCGTAGGCGCCGACTCCGGGCCGGGATCGGACTCCGCCGCCGGCAACTGCGCGGCCGGGCTGACCGGGGCCACGTTGAGCCCGTCGAACCGCTCCACGTCGTCCGCGTGGACGTCGATCACGTCACCGTGGTAGCCCCACGCGCCGACATGATCCATGTCGGCGCGCCGGTAGGCGATGACGCCGATGTTCACGGTCCGCTCAGCCATCAGGCCAGCCCCGTCAGCTTCACGACCGACAGTGGGTTGGTGACGTAGCGGACGGCCCGGACATCAGACTGGACCCACGTCCGCTGTGTCGCCTGCTCGCGCCAGGTCTCCGTGGACAACGGCTTCTCGAACCGCTGTTCGCCCGCCTGCTGGAACTCGGTCATGAACGCCGTTCCCGCGGGCACACGGTTAGACGACTGGAAGTGCGAGATGCCGGACGCCTCCAAGACCGACATGAACGACGGCCCGTAGATGGTCACCAGCGACGCGCGCTGAATCGGGTTGACAACCAGCGTGTCCAGGACGACACCCAGCTCCTGCTGGTCCGCAAGCGACTGCGCCGCGGCGAGATCCGCTGCCGGCCAACCGGAGTTGTTGGTTTGGCTCGACCCGCCCGTGACGACCGTCGACCACGAGTGACCGGCGACCGTCTGCGACGGGAACGCCGCGACCGCCGCATTCAGAGCAGCCATCGCCTTCGCGTCGAGCTTGCGGACGATGGTGTTCAGCGTCTTGCGACCCTCGCGCTGGATCGTGCCCTGGTCGTTGCGGTCCCGCGCCTCGTCGGTGACGAAGAACTTGCCGCCGTCCTTCTCGACCCCAGCCCACGACGGGGTCGGGGTTTCCCCGTTCAGGATCGGGAACTCCGCCCCCGGCTCGACCGTCTGCGCGTCGCGCGTCGCGAACAGGTCGTTCAGGGTGAGCTGGTCGTAGATGACGCCGCCACCCGAAACCCCACCCGGGTTGCTGAAAAACAGCGGGCTGACGAAGTTCCGGAGCGGAAGATCCGACAGGTACCGGGTGATACGAGTCGGCTGGTCGAGCATCATCGAGACCGTGATGTTCGAGCCCGCCACAGTCGGAGCGGCGAGCGGGTAGGCCGAGGCGTTGTATGCGGTAGGCATGTCAGCTCAGCTCCTTTCAGTAGAGGCGGACGAAAACGTCCTGGTTGGCGGCAGTGGTCGCGGACACGGCATAGCCGAGGGCCTTGCCCGCCGCGAGAGTGATGGCCCGGCCGGAAGCGTCCGACTCGACCTCGGCACCGGCCTCGATGGCCGCGCCGCAGGTGACGGGCACGACATGGCCGGGGCCGGTGATGACCGGCACGCGAGCACCGGAAGCCGCGTCATAGGTCGCCACACCGAACGCCCTCCCGGCCGCCGTGTTGGTGATGACCGTCGCGAGAACCGAGTCCACGTTGGACGCCGGATTGCCCACATTGAGCCCAGCAGAGACCTTGACGAAGGTCTTGCCGGTGATGCTGCCTCCGGCGAGGCAGGTGATGTCGGACCCCGCCCGGTAGATGGGAATGCACTCGTTGGCCACTGGGGCCTCCTTGTCTTGTCGCCCCGACCGGTCGGCCGGGGAGGGTTACGCGCGCTGGGGAATCCAGTGCGCGGGGTATGCGTCGTCCGTCGTGTCCACCTGGACCGGCGCAGCGCCGGGGTGGAGATTCGCGACCGGACGTGCCGCCGCGGGCGGCTGCTTGCCCTCACGGAGGGCCGCGTTCTCTGCCCGCAACTGCTCGACCTCACGGGACGCCGCCAGGAGGGGCGCGAGACGTTCGGCGCGAGACGCCATGTCATCGCGGGAGCCTCCGCCGAGCAGGTCCAGGTGGTCCTTCCCGATCCCGTGCTCCACTCCCAGTTCGGCGCGGTCGGCCCGCTCCGACGCCAACCGCGCGGCGTCGGCGGCCTGTTGCGCCTGCTCAGCCGCGCGCTGCTCGGCCGTCTTGGCCGCATCCTGCGCCTTGTCGTACTCGGCGGCCTTAACCTTCAGGTCGTCGTAGTCGGACGGCTTCGCCCGTGCCACACGATCCTTGACGATGCGGTCTAGCTCGTCTTGCGTGAACGTCTTCGGCGTCTCCGAAGGCTCAGCAGGCGCTTGCGTGGCCGCCGGTTCCGGGGCATCCGGGGCAGCGGCAGGTTGTTCGGACATGGTTCCGTTTCTCCTCGTCAGGCGTTGCAACCGACGATTTCAGCGCACGTCGTCAGCGCTCTCCCCCGACACCGGGGTGAAGTTCAGGAGTTAGCCGCTATCCACTCACGGACGCGGCGATTATTCGCACGCCGAGACGCATCGGACAGCCTGCGCTTACTCGGGGAGTAAACGCCAACCTGCGACGATTCAGCGAAGGACGGGCCGGCGTAGCAGAGGCACGAGTCGTGGGCCGCGAACTTCGCGCCCGCCTCGGAATAGACCGAGCCGCGCCCGATCAGCATCCGACAAAAGTCGCACTCACCCTCACCGAACCGAGACCACCCCTCGCAGGCAGGGTCGGCGAAAGCGTTAAGCCTCACCGTGTCCCGGTGCGCATTAGCGACAACCCGAGCCATCCCGCCAACAATAAGCGACAACTGCGTCTCGTTCGTGACGCCCTCAGCCATACCCCAAGCCACCAAAGCCCGATACCTAGCAGAGTCAGGAAGCGCCGCCGGCTCCGCCGTGAACGGCCCCTCAACCCCAGCCGCGTCGCGCTCCGCGTCATACCAATCGCACGCGAGAGCAGACGCCGCATAACCGAAAGTCTCCCCGATGACAGGCACCCGATCGAACCACGCCGACGAATCAAACCCCGTACGCGCCACCGCGTCAGATGCGGCCCCGGTGATCCGGTTAAGCGCTAACCGCTGACTGTCCACCACTCAGAATCTCACTCAACGCGGCCCGGCCATGCTGCTTCCGGATCGCATTGATCGCCCGGTCAAGCTTCTGGCCGGTGAACCCGGGAACATCCTCGAGCGCGATCTCCGCCGGTAGGCCTAGGCCCTGAGAGAGCTTCACGATGCCGTCAACAGTCTGAGCGAAAGACCGCGCCTCGAAGTCACGCCAACGGATCTCGGATGCGTAGTCGTCCGACGCCGACATGTTCCCGTCGATGAAAGCCCCAAGCCGCAGGAGCTGCTCGTGGGACTCGCCCAGGCTGGTTTGGATCTCTCCCGACTCACGGTTCTTCGCGGCCTCCAACCCGGCCAGCGTTGCATCCGAAATATTCGAGATACCGTCAACACCGAGCGACTGCGCCGGGATCTGCCCGATAGCGGCGAAGTCACGGATAGCTGACGTGCGCGCCTCAATGTACGGGGAGATGCTTCCCGACTCCAACTCGCCCAACTTCACCTCAGCCGGGTCTTTATCCAAGTACCACATGACCGCAGCGCCGGCCTTCAGTTCTTCCTTCTCGCTCTTCGGAACCCACCCGATCAGGTACCGCTGCTTGAACGCCTGGAAGTACTGCGCCACCATCATCTGGAACGTCGTCTCATTGATCCGCTCCGAAATGGTCAGCAGCGGCTCGACAACCCCAAGCTGTTCCTCCCCGGCAAGGAGGTTACGGTCCCGGTAGCGCACCACCGGGCACACGCCCACGTTGTGAGCGTCGGTCGTGATGTACGTCAACCACCCGCCGAGAGCGGAGAACCCCAACCCGAGGCCACCCGAAGGCGCATAGGACTCCACCCCGAAGGTGTAGCGGCACTCCTCATCGAACAGGGTCAGATGCCTCCCGCGGACGCCGATCGCCATGATCGGCCACTCGTCCGCGTCGTCCGCATACACGGCCGTCATCTCCCGCGGCGAATAGCACCGGAACGCCGGCCCCGGGTTCCCACGGCCCCACGTCCCCGGAAGTGCCGTCGCGTAAGCCGTGCCGTACTGCAACGCGCCCCGCACTAGCCCTGTCTGCGCCGAGTCGAAACGGTTCCTCTGCCACCAAACCCACGGATCAACCGCGCCCGGGTCAGACTCAGAGACATAGCCGTCGACCTTCATCACTTGCGCGAAGGTCTTCACCAACAACGGCAAATAGTTCGTCTCCGACTTCCGCGCGATCTCCCTCATCAGGACTGGCGCGTCCTCAGGAATCTGCCGCGTTATCTGGTAATCCCCAGGCTCACGCGACGACTTCAACGCATCGGAGATCCGCTTCAGGCGACCAGCCTCGGCGGAACGAGGGCCATTCAACATCTCACCGGCCGCGCCGAGAGCCTTATCGGGGCTAAGCGCCACGCGCCCCACCCCCCCGCATAGCTTGACCGGAATGCGTCTTCCGCGGCGACCAGCGCACCGCGCCAAAGTGGGCGCACATGCCAGCCAACAACGGAGCCGAAAGCGACTCGCCATGCCGGCCGATGCGGACGCCCGCCTTAACCGTCTCCAGTGGCGCGGATTGCACCTGCTCCACCAGCACCGGGTCAGCCAAGTGAGTGACCTCCCCGTCCCGAATCGCTTGTGTAAGGCCAGCGCTCGCCGCGCACCACTCCGCATCATTCAGCGGATACACTTTCACGCCCTTCGCCAGCAGCGCCGGGCGCAACACCGCCGCGCCAGAGTCACCCGGCAACACCACCGGTCGGCGACGACACCGCTGCACCAGCCAACGAACCGCCGCCTCCGCACCAGCAGACATGATGTCCTCAGGCAACAACTCCACGTGCACACCCGGCGCTGGCGCGTGAGCCGCAACCGCAGTCCACAATCGACCCTGCGCGTCCATGTCCAAACCGACCGCAGCCAACGGCCACGACCCGGGAGCCACCGGGATGGTCAGGTCTCGCCACAAGTCCAAGCGAACGGCAGGAGGCGCGGACGTCGCGCCCGACTCGGGCCAAATTCCCAACCGCTCCAACGCGAACTGATCGTCACTCATCGATGCCCGCTCAGTAGCGACCGCCTCCTCAGACAGTCGAGTACCAAACGCCGGGTTCGCCTTC